ATACCAAGTAGGAACAGAGTCCCAGAATCTCTCTCTGTCTGCATCTCTTTCTTCCTTAGTCATATCATTGTAAGGCTTGTAACTTGAAACGTTTTCTGATTGATTTCTAGGTCTTAATTGTATTTTAGGTTTATCGGTTGTTGTACCAACAAAATTTTGTCTCGGTCTAAGTTGTGGCATTATTACCTTTTGTTAGCCTGTCTGTATAACTGTTGTATTTCTTCAAAAGTTACTTTAGCTTCTGGATATTTTTTATTATACGCTTCTATTTGAGCTTGTATGTTAGCCTCAGCTTTTATTCTTGTTGCGTCTCCAGGGTTGGTTCTTTGCTCTATACTTCTAAATCTATTTGAGTTCATACCTCCGCCTTGAAATGCACCTCCGTATAAAGCTAATTTATCGTCTTCTCTTTTCTTGTCTTTAGAAGCCTGTTTTGCTTTTTCTTCTTTAGTTTCTGTTTTTGTAATTACTTCAGGTTCAACTTCAAACTCGTCTGATATTTGAAGTAATACTTTTTCAGGAATACCAAATTCAACTGCTGCTTTTCTTAAAGCTTCTCCTTGTATTTGTTCATTTTGTTTTTTTGTAACAGATAGAGCATATACAATATTTCTTGCGTCTACTACAGCTTGGTCTATAGGAATATTAGAAAGGTATGTAGTTCTTTCTTTTGCTGTATCTAGAGTTTCATACCATTCTCCTAAGTAAAGGTTTCCAGATTCATTAGCTAATTTAAAAGGGTTATAATTTTGTTCATAGTATGCATTAATATCTTCACTTGTCGGAGCAACCTCATAAAGAGGATTACCTAAACCGCTTCTTTCAGCAACTATAGCCTCAGTAATTTCTTTTCTAAATTCCGGAGGTACTGAACTGTAGTCAACAGTTATATTAGAATCTTTGGTAGCTGTTTGAATTGTATCAATAGTTGATTGTGCATACTCTGGTCTTTTATAAAAGTCAAATCTTGTGTCATCAATTGTTTCCCAGTCGCCAACAAAATTTTCAAACTCTGTTTTGTTAGTGTCGCTTAAAGTATTTTTAATTTTAGCAACAGCAAAATAAGCTTTACTAATCTCTGCTTCAGTAGAGCTTTGATTTGTAGAAGGGTCTAAATGAATCTTATGTTCGTCGTATGAAGTATCAGATTCAATAGTTCCTCGTATTTGTTGTGTTATAGCTCCAGTCTCTCCTATCCCAAAGTCTGATGGATTTCTTCCTGACTTAAGTATATATTCACCCGCTTTTTCATATAACTTTGCTTTCTGCGCAGGGTCAGTTACAGTCTCTGCTTGTTCTAAAATTACACTAGCATTATTAAAAGCCTCTGTTTGAAGTCTTTCTGTCCTAGCTTCTTGTGCTTGTACTTTTTCAAAAGCAAATTTATCTTTAGCTAAGGTATTTTCAATTGATTGTTGAGCTAAAGCATCATCTCTTACTTGTTGTCTTTCATTAGCAGCTTCTTTGTCTGCAATAATTCTAGGTAAAGTTTGATTTAATAGTCTGTCTACTGCTGTTTCTCCAGCTGATACTGGGTATAAAGGGTTTCTTGCCATTATATTGTCTCCTCTTCGCTGGTTTGATATTGGTTGTAAATAGCATTTGCTAATTCTGATAATTGATTTGCGTCTAAATTAGTGTGAGCAGCTTGAACAAATGCAGCAAAAGCTTGCTGTGAACTAGTCAGGTCTCCAAACATTCCTTGATACTCGTTTAGTTGTGACGCTGACATAGAATTACCTCTAGGTTGAGCCGCATATCCTGTATTGTATTCAGTAGACTCATCTTTAGTTGCTCCAGATTGCATTAAGTTTAATGCTACGTTTGACTGATTAGATATAAAGTCCATTAAAGAACCTTCTAATATTCCTATTTGTTGACCTATTCTTTCTTGGACTCCAGCATATCTTGATTGTGTTTCTTGTCCTAATTTTTCTAAATTTTGTTGTCCAGATTCCCTAGTCAACCTTCTTCTTTCTGCTTGCCTACCTCCAACAAGGCCAGATGTACTTTCTTTTCCAGTCATACCTAACAATGTATCTTGTAAATCTGCCTGCATTCCTCCAGTTCTTGACTGAAATTGTTGTCCAACATCAGATAAAAGTCTAGACTCTTGGTCTTGTAAGGCTTGCATAGAATTGTTATACCCACCTACATCGAAACTTCCAAAGTATTCAGAATACTCTGAACCATATCCAAACTGTTGAGCTGGGTCAAATAAGTTAAATCCAGATTGTCCTGCAGAAGACAAAACATCTTCTACTCCAGAAAACTGAGACTGAAATTGACCTCCGTAAGAAGTATTTCCATAATTAGGAGAACTTCCACCTCCACCACCAGTACCACCTCCAGTACCTCCAGTACCACCAGTACCACCAGGGTTATCATTATCTGTGCCGCTAGTTCCACCACCAGTTGTTCCACCTCCGGGTTTAATAACATCTGGGTCATTAAATCCAAAGCTAGATGAAGTAAATCCTCCTTGATTTGCAAAATTGTTTTGCATAAAACTACCTTGCATTTGCTTTAATAAATCATCATACATTGACATACTATGCTCCCATTCCTTGTGTATTGTAATTATTAATCAAGCTCTCAGAATCTGTATAACCTAAGTTTCTTTTACTTAAAGACACCGGCCCTCCAAACAATTTTCTTTCTTTTCTATCCTGAAAAAACCCTCTTATATCTTCTCCGTATGCATTTTGAAAACCGTATATATTATATGCGTCATTTAATGCGTTAGTCATATTTAATAAATTTTGCCCTTCTGCGGCGTCTGATATAAATTGGTTGGTAGATTCTATGTCTCTACTAAAATCTTTTCTTGCTTGTGCGTGAAATTTTCCACCAGGAAGGTTACTACTAATAGCTTGAGAATAAGGTTTAACTCTGCTTCTAGATAAAGATGAAGCTAATCCACCAACAAGAGCTCCGCCTACAGCTCCTAATGGAGTAAAAGATAAAGCAGCTCCAAGAACGCTTCCAAGCAATCCTCTTCTACTTCTACTTCTTGCATTTTTAGCCATTTTTCTTTGAGCTTCCTCGACTTGGTCTCTATAATCAGACCTCGCTTCTTCTAAATCTATTTTTTCTTCTTCTACATCTATCCCTAAACTACTTCGATTTATATTAGATTGTAGTTTTTGTTCGGCTTGAAGCCTTCCTATTAATTGTGCAAAACTTGCCATTATATTTTTCCTTTTGTTAATAATAAAAAATGTTCAACACTACCAGCACCATCTTCCGTGTTATAGTGTTTTTTCCAATACTTTGCTAATCCTTCTGGACTAGACTCGATAGCTTCTGGTACGCGCCAGTACTTAATCCTACAATGCAAGATACCAGCAGCAATATTAGTACGAAGAATCCAGTCCCAATTATCAGGCTGAGGGTCAATAAAATGATAGGGGTCAACACCAAGAATATCTGCAGCAGCTTGCATAAGTTCAGGACGAGCTGATATAAAATTTTTACAGTTGTCCACAGCTGTCTCTGGCTCAACTTGCCAAAAGCTTCTTGCCGGACCTTCTCCAATTTGTTCAATGTATTCGTACTTACTTTCCACAAGTCCAGTTGCATAGACGATATCCAAAGCCTCTTTCTTCGCATACTTATCTCCTAGTTGAATGCAAACGTCTTTAATTAAGTCTTTTATTTGATTTTTATTTACGCTCACATTATCTCCTGTTATAATTATTGTTGCTATTACAAGCAAAATTTGTATAAACTTCATCTTTACAAAGTACTAAATTTTTGGTATTTCTGTCAAGGTTTATCACGGTATTAACATTTTTCCTGCATTAGTTCCAGACGTAACTAATTGTGTTTCTCCACTTTCTAGCGCTGAGTCTCCTTGTTCGGCTATTGTAAAGAAAGTTTTACCAGTTTGAGCAACTCTAACACCTTCTTTAATAATCTTAATAGCATCTTTTTGAGGTGCTTTGACATCAGAGTGTTGAGCAAATGTTTTTAATTCTTTTTGTTCTGATGGCCCCTTCTGTTGAACGAACTCTAATTCAAACATTTTACCAAATTCTTTTCTAATAACTTTAAGTCTACCGTTATGATATTGTATAACTTCTTCTCCATTCTTCATTTCGCTTTTACCAACAGCTCCACGTTTTACTTGTTTATTAGTACCCGCTATTCTTCTACCTTTAGTTAATGACATTATCTTTGTCCTTTCGCTCTTAGTATAACCGATAAATCTTGTAGTTCAAATGTAGCACTTACAGCTCCAGAAGCTTGTAGTTGTATTGACTTACCACCTCTATTTGAAGTTGCTATTGTAAATTCTTCTGTTCCCATACTAGTTGCATTTAATGCATTAGCATTTGTATCGTCTAAAAATATATCAGAAGGTGAAGCTCCATCTAATCCAGCAGATATAACAGCTGCGTTTCCGTCTTCGTATGTAGCATATACAGAATAAAATCTTTTATCTACAGAAGGTAAATCAAAATCTATTTCTTTTGTTTTTATATCTATAGTCTGAGCTGCAGGAGTAGGGTCGTATCTTTTAAATGTACCGCTATCTGCTAAACAAACTAATTCTTCTCCATAAACTACAAAGTTACTTACTTTATCTCCTTCTAAAACACTAGTGCTATTTATATTTACAATAGACTGTGTTTGTATATCATACAAATATCCTACAGGGCTTGTGTCATTAGTATCTCCAACAACTAAAATTTGATTCTTTTTAGGAACATACCCTACAATTGCTGTTGTAGGTTCTATATTTGTTTGCCAAGTTGCGTCATCTATAGTACTAGATAGTTTTTGTATTTCATCTGAGTAGCTAAACATTCCGTGTTCATTTACCCAAACCAGACCTATATCTGATTTAGCAACAGCTCCGGGGCTTTGAACTCCTCTATTTTCTAGTTCTGCTTCTACATACCAACCAGCGTCAGAACCTGAAGCTATGTTAATAACAAATAGTTTATCTTTTTTGTAAACAAATAATTTATCTCTAAACTCTGCTAACTTAACAATTTCGTCTCCGTCGTTTGTTCCAATATCTAAATAAAAACTTTGTGGAAACAAATCAT